GAATTCCAGTGATCTGCAATTCTTCAAGTTTAGCACATCCAGTCAGTGAAAAATGGGAAAATTTAGAAAATCCTCAACTGCCCGATCGAGATGATTGGTTTTTAAAACTATGTCATAGCGAATGGACTGTAGAAGAAATCGGCCAGGGCATGCCGATTCTTAGACTACAAACACACATCGAGCATCTATTACACGCACACAGTTGATTTTCAAAATTATCGGTGTTATAATATAACAATGGTACCGTACGAATACACTGAAGACATCTTTTTAGAATTTTATAATCTTATGGTACGTCACGGCTTTGCCTTAACAGGTCAAGATCAGAGTGCTACTTATAATTTTTATTCATTGATATCAAATGGATCCCAATTGACTCAGAGTCAGGCTGGACTGATCGTAAAAATACTGAAAAAACACAAGGTCATAGCACAAAAATATAATTTCGACTACGCTGATCAACTTGAAAATCCAGTATGGAAAAACGAGTTTAGAATTCTAGATCTCACTAAAAAAATATTTGTAGAAAAAGACGAGACTGGAGAACTTTTGATATTTTTAAAATTTCCGTTCAGTATGAAAGAAGTATTTGACCGAGAATTTTCAACAGAAAAAGACCATTTTAGACATTCAAAATGGAATCAAGAAAAGAAACTGAGAGAAGTAAAATTTTCAGAAATCAATGTTGTGGCTCTTTATGAGTTTTTACAGAGACATCATTTTGACATAGATGATTCTTTTTTGGAAGCTGTAGAATCAGTGGAAGAAATATGGGCCAATCAGGAAGATTTTCTACCTTACAGCACAATTTTTGAAAATCAATTAGTCTTGATAAACAGCAATGAATATGCAGATGCATACTTTGAAAAAAATTCAAACGGTAATATCTACCACGATATGCTGCTGGCAAAATCCATGCAATTTCCCTTGAACCTTATTTCAAAATCACAAGAACTTGTGCAAAAAATTGCATCAAGCGGTAATAATGTTTTTTGGATCGATAGCAACGAAAAGTTGTTTGACGTATATAAAAAAATAGACGGCAAAATTTGTATAGTGTTGGATCGTGCGTCTCACAAAGAACAATGGTTAGAAAACTTTATAAAAGATTCTGAAAAATGTCAAATTTCAAGGTCCGATATTAGAATTTGTTTTAGAGAATCTAAAGAATCTAACAGTGGACTTAATCAATGGATAAAAGACAATGGTCTTGGTGGTCCGGTTGAAGACGGAAAAATTTTTATATTTGAACATAAACCGTCTAAGTGGTTGTTTAAAGATAACATTGATGTTAAAATTGTTGTTACAAATAACTTATATATCAATCCCAATACCTATGTAAACGACTGGATGACTAGTCATCCTTGTGTCATTTATCTGGGGGAAATAAAACCAACGCTACCCAAAGGGGCAAAATCATTTGACATCTTGTAAACTTATAATTAAAGACGAAGTGAATATCAAGTTTGAAGGACTTGCAGTAGAAACACGACGAAAGATTGCCAACAAATTAAAGTTTGATTTGCCTTACGCACGTCATATGCCTTCTTACAAACTAGGTAGATGGGACGGAACAAAAACTTATTTTGGTATAGGCGGCACAGGATATCTTGCACATCTAGATGTAATACTGCCTATAATAGAAGATGCAGGATATGAAATTGACATAGAAGATCTAAGACAACACAGTCAAATAGAATTCGAACCTATTACAGAAAACTACTGGGCAGATCAAGGCAAGACATGGCCTATAGGTCACCCTGAAGCCGGTACTCCTATTGTGCTACGCGACTATCAGTATGACGTGGTCAATAAATTTCTAGCTAACACACAGGCCTTGCAAGAGGTAGCAACAGGAGCGGGTAAGACTATTACCACTGCTACACTCAGTCACTTGTGCGAGCCGTATGGTCGTACAATGGTCATTGTACCTAACAAGAGTCTAGTGGTACAGACTGAAGAAGATTATCGAAATTTAGGTCTAGACGTGGGTGTATATTTCGGTGATAGAAAAGAACTAAATCGTACACATACTATCTGCACTTGGCAAAGTCTCAACGTTCTTGATAAGAAAAGTTATGACAATGCCACCCTGAGTCTAGCGGAATTTATCGAAGGTGTAGCAGCTATCATCATAGACGAGGTACATCAGGCCAAGGCAGAAGTGTTAACAAAATTGTTGACGCAGAACTTTAGCAACTGTGCAATACGTTGGGGGCTCACAGGTACTGTGCCTAAAGAAGATTGGGAATTTCAAGGAATTTTAGCCAGTATAGGTCCTGTAATAAATCAAGTATCTGCACACGATCTACAAGAAAAAGGCGTGTTGGCTAATTTACAAATTAACATTCTTCAGACCAACGACGTACAGGTTTTCCGTAATTATCAAGAAGAATACAGTTTTCTAGTCACAGATGATCATCGTATCAGTTGGATGGGGAATAAAATCAAAGAAATTTCTCAGACCGGCAACACTCTTGTGCTAGTGAATAGAATTGACACAGGCGACAAACTAACTGCAATGTTGCCAGACAGTGTGTTCATTAGTGGAGCAGTTAAATTAACTGACAGAAAAGAAGAATATGACGAAATTAAAACTAGTGCTGATAAGATTATTGTGGCGACTTACGGTGTGGCCGCTGTGGGTATTAATATCCCCCGTATTTTTAATCTGGTTCTTATTGAGCCCGGAAAGAGCTTTGTTCGAGTTATACAAAGCATTGGACGGGGTATTCGGCGAGCCGAAGACAAGGACCACGTGGAAATCTGGGATATCACCAGCGCCTGCAAATACGCTAAAAGACATCTTACGGAACGTAAGAAATTTTATAAAGAAGCGAAGTACCCCTTCGTGATAACAAAGGTCAATATATGAAAATACTAACACTAAACAACAGATCTTTTGATCTAAACGAATTACCAGATGAGGTAGATGAAGATACAAGATTTTCAGTACTAGATAATTCAAATCCCAACGAACCTGATTTCTTTTTCATGCCGTTGATTTTTCTTGAATCATTTAATAGCCCTGCAATATTGTTAAACATTGGAGGGTATGAAATACAGATGCCCTTAGATTGGTGTATGATTGTAGGAGATCGTGACTGTGGAATGGATCCGGAAGTATTACCGTTGACCAGTATTAATGAGCGTGGATTCGATGCATTTATTTTTAATCCTGTGAAAGGATTTAAATGCGAGTATATGCCCATAGAAATAGTTAACATTTATCAAGATGTGCGCTGGTATTTCCCTAAGATGAAAAACGGACAGTTGTTAACTGTGCCATTACACGACGACCCAAATCCGCCTTGTGCTTATTTTGTCAAAGAAGTCAGCAGACAAAGTGAAATACTACAACTGGACAAAGTTTTGTGATAAGTAAAAAATAAGGATATTATATGAAACAAGGAAAAGTATGGGGTCAGACAGAATTACTAGAAGCTAATGGAGTTTTAGAATTTCATAGAATTGAAGCTCGAGCAGGCGGCGTATGTTCAAAGCATACACACAAATTTAAGTGGAATGGATTTTTTGTAGAGTCCGGTAAAATGATTATTCGAGTATGGAAAAACAACTACGATCTAGTAGACGAAACTATATTGACAGCTGGTCAATATACAAAAGTTGCTCCCGGAGAATATCATCAGTTTGAAGCAGTTACAGACTGTGTTGCTTTTGAATTATATTGGGCAGAATTTGATCATGATGATATTACCAGAGAGACAGTGGGATTTAGTAAATGAAGGAAATTAAAGGCTGGGCCATGCCAGATAATGACATGCATTTTGAAATATATCTGTTGCAATATCCGGGTACAACATATCAGCAATTGACAATCGATGCATCATATAATTTTGTAAAAAAATTTAATACTGTAATCGATGTTGGAGGAAATGTAGGGTTACACACTGTTAGATTTGCACAAAAATTTAAACATGTTCATTCTTTTGAACCAGTAACATCTAACTTCAAGTGTCTTGAAGAAAATTGTAAAAGTTTTACAAACATAGTGTTACATAACTACGGGTTGGGTAGTTGTAATGAGGAAACTGTTATTTCTTTGCCGGCGTCTTCAGACAATTGCGGAAACTACTCAATAGTTGATTTTCAGTCTAACAGCGACGAATTAATAAAAGAAGAAATTCAAATTATAAAATTAGACGATCTTCAGCTTGAGGCAGATTTAATAAAAATTGACACTCAGGGGTTTGAATTTCCTGTGCTGCAGGGAGCAATTAAAACAATTGAGCGATGTAAGCCTGTTATTATTTTGGAAGCAGAGTTTAAAATACAATTTGATATTTTGTCATCTTTCCTAACTGATTTAGGATATATTCCTGCAACAAAAATTAAACGTGATTACATTTGGGTGCATGAGGACAATAAATGAGCGATCCCATAGCACACAAACTTAAAACAGCATTTTCTTCTTTCGTGCCTGCTACCTGTCTTGACGTTGGAGCAAACACCGGGCAGTTTGTTACAGAATGGCGGAAAATATTTCCTAACTGTGAAGTAACATCAATTGAGCCGAATCCTCATTGTGAAAAAGGTCTTAGAAAATTAGGAGTAAATTATTTGCAATGTGCTGTCTCTGATAAAATTGGAGAGTTAGAACTGATTGTTCCTAAATTTAAACTCAATTCTAAAGGTGGATCATTCTATAAAGAAATTAATTTTAATAGTGTATCTGATGATCAAATACTTAAAATTACCGTTCCGGTTACTACTCTAGATACTTTATTTTCCACTAAGAAATTTGATGTAATTAAAATTGATGTTCAAGGTGCTGAACTAGATGTTATAAATGGTGGAGTTACCACCTTGATCAATTCTTCATATATTATTATTGAAGTTTCGTTAATTCCATATAACGAAGGTGCACCGTTAGCAGATGTTATCGTACGCCGTATGGAAGATTTTAATTTTTTTATTCAGGATATTGTTGGCATGCATACCAACAAATCCGGCAACACAATACAATTAGATTTATTGTTTTCAAAAATCGATACACATAGACTATCTGCTATTAATAATTTTAAAAAAGAATTAGGACTATAAATGAAAATTGGAATCGTATCGACTTTTAGTGATCAAGGTTACGAAGATTATGCAAAAAACTTCGTAACCAGTCTTAACAATAATTTGGATAAATCTGTTGAAGTATTTCTTTATATAGATGATAATAAAAGATTATTTAAAAGAAGTCATAATATAAACATCATAAATTTAGAAAAAGCAGTTCCTAATTTGACTGAATTTAAAAATAGGAATAAAACTAAACCTATCGATTCATTTATGAACGACGGAGTGAGATTCAGTCACAAAAGTTATGCTATTTGGCATGCTGCAATGCATAGCGGTGTAGATATATTAATTTGGTTGGATGCTGACACTGAATTAGTTCGACCATTATCGGCAGAATATTTACAGAAGTTTTTACCAAATGGGTACTTTACCAGCTACTTAGGAAGAGACACGTATAGTGAAACTGGATTTATTGCATTTGATTTAAGAAATCCTTATACCAAAGAATTTTTTGATGTTTTTAAAAATTATTACGATTCTGATAAAATATACACACTAGAAGCATACACTGACTGTCACGTGTTTGATGCTACCAGAAAAGAATTAGAAAATCTTAAAAAGATAACAGGTTACAATCTTACACCCAATATCACAAAAAGTCATTTTAATCAAACATTTAAAGGTTACATGATACATTTTAAAGGCGGCAGAAAAGAAAAAAGAGATGAAACTATTGCAAAATTAAGGAAAAAAATAAAATGAAAAAAGTAGCGTTTGTCACAGGAATGACAGGACAAGATGGTCCTTATCTTGCAAAATTTCTTCTTGAAAAAGATTATAAAGTATACGGTTTAATAAAAAGATATTCTAATCCAAATTTAAATAATCTTGAATTTTTAGGAATTGAAAACGATGTTGAGTTAGTAACTGGTGATATTACTGACGACGGGTCTATGAATCATATTATTAAAAATTTAAAACCTAATGAAATATACAATCTAGCAGCACAGAGTTTTGTAGGTGCAAGTTGGGATTTAAACAAATTAACTACAGAAGTTAATAGTCTAGGCCCTTTAAATATTTTAAATTCTATAAAAATGCACAGTCCGTTGTCTAGATACTATCAGGCAAGTACTAGTGAAATGTACGGTAATAGTAACGGCGGAATGCAGGATGAGAATACAACTTTTAAACCAAGAAG